AGCCTCGCGCTGCAGACGCTTCACCGCCTCGTGCGTGTCCAGCGCCTCCCAGCCGTCCACGTTCTCGACCATCAGCCGGCCGATCTTGTGCAGCAGACGATGCCGCCATGCGTCGCGCGGCGCCTTCAGTTCGGCGCGCAGCTCTTGGCCAACGCGGTAGCCGCGCGCACGCATGAGCTCGCTGTCGACCTCGTGCTCGGGCACCAGCGCGCCCAACTCCTGGCGAGTCACCGGATCCAGCAGCCGGCGCACGACCATGTAGATCGGGCGCGCAGCTCTCTTGGCCCGAATCTTCTGGGCAGCCTTGGTCATAGCCATCAGTCCACCTCCGCCGGTGCCGGCGCTGCACGCTTGAAGCCCCGCGGCTTGGCGGCCGGCTTACTCTCTTCCCGCTGGATTGGCTCGGGCTGCCAGTACTCCGGCAGGTCCTGGAACTTGAACCGCTCGGGCATGTAGAGCACCCGGCAGTCGCCAGGCGCGCCGCTGCGCTGGATGGCCACGATCAGCTCGGCCGAACCCTTCCAGCGGCTGGCTCGGTCGTAGACCTCATCGCGGTAGATGAAGATCACGGCGTCGGCGTCCTGCTCGATCGAGCCGGAGTCGCGCAGGTCGGAAACGATGGGGCGCTTGTCCGTGCGCTTCTCGAGCTCGCGGTTGAGCTGGCTCAGCAGCAGCACCGGCACGCCCAGCTCGCCGGCCATCAGCTTCAGGGCGCGCGTGATCTCGCCGATGCCCACGGCCCGGTTGTCGCCCCGGATGGTCATCAGCTGCAGGTAGTCGATCACCACCAGGCCAAGGGGCTGACGAGCATGCTGCCGGCGGACCTGAGCGATGACGTGCTCCACCCTGGCGTTGCGCGGGCGGCTGACGAACAGCGGTGCGGCCTTGAGCCGGGCCATCGCCCTGGACGCGGCCGCCCAGTCCACCTCGTCCAGCTGCCCGGAGCGGATCCGGTTTCCGTCGATGCTGCCCACGCTGGCCAGCAGCCGGTCCCCCAGCTCCTCCGGCTGCATCTCGAAGCTGAAGATCGCGGCGGCCTGGCCCTTCACCAGCGCGCAGTGCTCGGCGATGTTCTGGGCCAGGGTCGTCTTGCCCATCTTCGGGCGCGCGGCCAGGACGTAGAGCCCGGCGGGGCGGAGGCCGCCGAGGATCCTGTCCAGCTCGCTGATGCTGGTGCCCAGGCCGTGCATCTGCAGGCCAGAGCGGAATCGCTCTTCGAGGCGCGAGTGGACGCGGTCCATCACCGGGTCGACCGACTCCAGCTCACACGGCTCGTTGTCCAGCAGCCCGCCGATGCGGCTCTGAGCCTCGCCGACCAGCTCGGTGCTGGTGCGCCCTTCGGTCTGGTAGGCCGAATCGATCATGGCGGTGCCGACGTCGATCAGGCGGCGCAGGCGCGCCTTGTCGGCGACCAGCTCAGCATAGGCGCGGATGTTCGAAGCAGACGGCGTGTTGGTGCTCAGCTCGATCAGGTAGGCGCCGTGCGCGACCAGCTCGCCCTCGCCGCGCGCCTCGAACCAGTCGCCCAGGGTCACTGCGTCGAACGGCTGCTGCTTGTCGGCCAGCTCCTTGATCGCCCGCCAGATGCGCTGGTGCGCGCGGCGGTAGAAGTCGCCCTCCTCCAGCAGGTCGGAGACGCGCCACCAGGCCGAGGGAGCAAGCATCAGGCCGCCCAGGACAGACTGCTCGGCGTCGATGCTGTGCGGCGGGACGCGCAGCTGAGACACCAGGTCCTCGGCGTAGAAGTCGTCAGCCATCGCGCTCATGCCGCGTCCTCCGCCGAAGCCCGGTCGTAGACCTTCAGCATCGTGTCCTCACGGGTGAGGTACTCGAAGCTGGGCTGCCAGTTCGGATGATCCTTGCCGCCACCACTCCGGCCGGACTTGTGCTCGTCGCGGTGGCACTCGGCCCAGTAGTCGGCCCAGAACTCGGGGGTGATGGTCTGCCCGCCGTAGCTCTCGACGCAGATGGCACGTGCCGTTCGCAGGCAGCGGGAAATCTGCTGCTGGCGCTTCTCGCGGCCCACGGTCGGACTGACGCTGGCGAGCACGCCGCCGTTGGTCTTCACGAGCAGCGACTCGTTGAAGCTCGCGATCGCCTCGCTCGTGACCTGGGCCAGGCGCTGGGCACGAGCGGTCTTCAGGTCGTCGGTGCGCTTGTGCTGCTGGTGCTCGTCAGGGTCGCCCAGCAGATCGGTCGACGGCGCAGCCGTTGACGAAGGCGAAGCTGCTTTTGATTCTGGAGACGGAGACGGAGACGGAGACGGAGACGGAGACGGAGACGGAGACGGAGACGGAGACGGAGCATTGCTAGTTGATGCTGCGTGCAATGCTGATCCGGTGCTAGGTGCATTGCTACTAGCATCGTTTTTCTTGCTACTAGCATCGGATTCTGACGATGCAGCACGAAACCGGGCGTACTCGGGCACCTGTTGATCAGCTGCCCTTTCACCGTGATGACGCTTTACGGCGTTCCATTTCGCCTTCAGCGATCTCATTTCTGAGCCTGCAGACCAAGGCTGATGGTCATCCCAGTCGTGAAGCTGGAAGGCGGATTCGGCCCCGTCCAGGAAGCCGACCGACGCCAGCTCGCGCACGAACGCGTCGTTCTCACCGTCCCAGTCGGAGGCCAGCTCAATGTCCTCGGCGGACATGCCGGTCAGGTCCCCGTCCGGACGGTTTGATCGCGCCCACAGGATCAGGCAGACCAGCGACCAGCCCGCGGCTGGGCCCAGACGACGGATGAGCTTCTTGGTCTTCGGGTGGCCCGGCAGCCCGATGCTGAGGCGTGCGTCGGTACTCATGCTCAGGCCCTCAGCAGCTGCAGGCAGCCGGCCACGTGCCAGCGGGCGATGACGATGCTGATGGCGCGCTGGGTGGCGTTCATGCCGGCGCCCCCTGCTTCGCCGCCGCGGCCGCGTGCTGGGCGACCTCGGCAATCAGGGCCTGGACGTCGGCGCACATGTCCGCGACTGCCTTGGCCTCGTTGGGCGTGATCCGGCCATCGGTCATGACCTCGGCCACCAGGGCGGACAGCTTCCCCTTCAGCGAGGCGGCGCCCAGCAGCGCGCAGATCAGGCTGCCCGAGGTCGGGGCGTCGGCGCGCTCCAGCGTGTAGCCGTGCTCAGCGGCCAGGGCGTGCAGGATCCTGTCGTCCCCGGTCACGTCCATGATCTCGCTCGCCTCGGCCAGCGTTAGGTGGTGCGTGGTGTTGTTCGGGTTGACCTTGTTGCGCAGGACCGCGGCGGACATGCCGATGCGCGGCGCCAGGCTCTCCGAGCCGCCTGGGTAGGCGTGCACGGTCTTGTAGGCGGAATCTTGAGTGTTCATGCGGGAACCTGCTGAACGTGGATCGTGATGGGCTGACTCGTCACGCTGTGCGCCATGGATAGGAAAGCGATGCAGCGGAAAATCAGGGAAGCGAAGAAGCGAGCGCCGAACGTGGTCACCTTGTTGCGTGACGCCAGGGGAAACACGTTCGGGCTTCGGTGGATCGAGGGACGGATGGAGGTAAAGCAGCTGAGGCGGATTCAGCCGTGACATCGCCAGGGAATGGCGTGGCCCTGCCGGCGGTAAGCTGCGGTCACCACACGCACAGCCCGCCGGAGGGCCACATGGAAGAATCGGTATGGAAGGCTTTGATCAATCGCGCCCTTGAGCAGAAGGACCTGCTGGTCCTTGCTCACAAGTTGGCCGACATCCTGGACGGGGCCGACCTGCGCAGAGAGGTCGAGTACCTGGTCGACCATGGCTACCTGAAAGCCGGGTTCAACAGCTTCGAAGGAACAGTCATCTGGGTGCAGGTCACCGCAGCAGGACGAGACTATGTGCGCGAGGACGGTGGGATCACGTCGATCAAGAACGTCATCACCGTGCGCCTGCACGAGGACACGATCCGGGCGCTGCTGATATCGCGCGTGCAGACGTCCGATGCCGACGACACCGTCAAGGGAAAGCTGGTTGATCAAATCAAGGCTCTCCCATCCGAAGCTGTATCGAAGCTGGCGGAGAAAGCACTGGAGAAGGCTCTCCAGCAGATGCCGTTCTTAGTTCAGTGGCTTCAAACACAGCCTTGGAACTGAGCACCGTGCGACGCTCGAACTTCACCCACCCGATGCAGGCGGTGTCGCCAGAGCCAGCCAGGGGTGTCCAGAAGGACACCTCCCTGCTCGCTGGCGCCCCGAACGGCACGGCGATCTGCAGCACGTCGCCGCTCTTGGTCAGCATTTGCAGCGAGACGTCAGGCAGCATCTGCCACCTCCCCTGCCTGGTCGGCGGTGGGGGGCGGGCCGAAGACGTCTTGCCGCTGGTAGCGGATGGCGATGGGAATTCCCCGCCGGCGCCAGTTGTTCACGGTTTGCTTGCCCGTCTTAGCAGGCAGGCCAAGAACCCTGGCCACGGTGGTGGAACCGCCGAGAGCCTCAATCAGTGCGGCGTCCCGGTGGAGGTCGGTATCTGCGAAGGACTCGGCATGTGCGCTCATGCTGCATAGTCAACTTTATGTTGACCATAGAGTCAACATCCCGTTTATTGCTGCCGACGGACGGTCAACCCAGCATTGGGGGATGGAACGCACCCACAAGATCGGCGAATTCAGACAGCGCCTTGCTCAAGCCGTTGAAGCCGTTGCAGGTGGGAACCGGACGAAATTCGCAGAGATGCTCGGCGCCGGCGACAACGCAAAGCAGATTGGCGGCCTGTGGCACGCCCGGGGCGCGATCCCCTCCAAGTATCACCAGGCCATGCGGGAGCGCGGGCTCTCCATTGAGTATGTGAACGACGGCATCGGCTCACTTTTTCTGGAAGACCGTCCCGCCGAATCTCAACCTGCGGGACTGGATCGAAGCACCATCTCATTTGCAGTGAGGGTCGCGAACATCGTCAGGGACACAGCGCTTGAGCCGATGTCCGATGCGAAGTACGTGGAGGTCTTGACCGTGGCGATTCAGATGGCCTCGGCGCGGCAGGACCAGCCCTCAGACCTCACAGAGGCAACGAGAGAAGTCGTCGCAAGGCTTAGGAAAGGGGGTTAGGCAGTGCGTATTACTGAAGATGAAGCAGCAGAGATGGCTCGCGCGATTGCTTCGAGCCTTGGCATCAAGGCCAAGCCGAGGAGTCGACGACTCAAGGTGGTCCCTGCCGGGGGACTACCGGCGGAAGAGCAGAGCGCGCTCAGCTCTATGGAGAGGGACACGCTTTATGCGCGCGTGGGCGATCTGTCGGCGATGTACTCGCTCAAATGGCTTGTGCGCCAGGAGACGATGCAGGTCAATTTCATTCTCGAATGCTTAGCGGATGAGCAACTGCTGGCTTTGCTCGCAAAGATGGACCGCGCCGTAGAGGCGATCCATGATGGCGTGCCGTTCGCAGAGGTCGGACTGGTGCGGGGCGTCCACTGCACTTGGGTGGCTTAATCGGGAAGTAGTCGGGCCGGCTCACGCCGCAAGTAACAGCCATTCTCAGAGGAAGAGATGCCAGCACCCCAACTCATACCCTGCCCCGTCTGCCGTAGAGAGGTGAGCAGCGCCGCGCTTTCATGCCCGCACTGCGGCCAAGTTCTCAAGGCACCCAAGGCAGAACGCAAGTCGAGCGGTTGCGGGACGATACTCGCGCTGGGGATCACCGGCCTGTTTGTCGTCTGGGCAGTCGGGAAGTGCGTCGGTCCATCCGAGATGGCACCATCCAATCAGGTCGAGTCAAGATCCGATCCGGCCACCAGCCCTCTCCAATCCTCGGAACCTGCCCCTGCCCCATCACCTGGCTCGCAATGGACCTATGCGACCGATCAGGACTCGATGAGCGGCAAGTCGACCTACGCGGCCAGCGTCTTAAGCACAAACACCCTCAACCTCGGCTTCCCGTACTCGGGCAGTCAGCGGGCCCGCTTGATCCTCAGGCGCCATCCCACCCATGGCCAGGATGTAATACTGACCATCGAGAAGGGCCAGATCCTCTGCGGATACTCGGACTGCCCTGTCCGGGTTCGGTTCGACGATGCTCCTGCGCGCGTGATCCAGGGAAATGAACCAGCCGACCACGACAGCACGGTGGTCTTTCTCCCTGGCTTCAAGGACCTCCGCGGCAGGATCGCGAAGGCAAAGGTGATGCGGGTGCAGGTCAATCTTTTCCAGGAGGGGGCGCCTGTGCTGGAGTTCGACGTCTCAGGCTTCGATCCCTCGAAACTCGATCCCCCGAAGAAGAAATAGCGCCGTCGCATAGCGGCTTCGTTTACCGTTCGTCGGCAAGTTTACTTTGAGGTCAACTTATTGTTGACCTTCAGGTCAACGCAAGGTTTACTGTCTCCAACGCCTCAACCACCCCGGAATGACCCGGCGGTGCCACGGCGAAGGAGAACGAAGTGGCCAACCGGGTCAGCACCCAGAGCATTGAGCGCCGCCAGCAGAACGTCGCGGCGCTGCGGGTCAACCTCTACAACGCGGGCCTGAAGAATCCGGGCTGCGAATACGCCTACCTGGGCGCGATGCGTGCCGGCGCTGATGCCGTCGCCGCCTTCGAAGCCGCCCGCGAGTGCGCGTTGATCCAGACCCCTGCCGACCTGTGGGATACCCAGGTCCAGCGCCGCTACCAGTCCCCTCGTGAGTACCAGCAGATGCTGGAGCGCCAGCAGCTGGAGATCGCCCGGCTGACGGGCCTGGCCAATCCCTATCTGCACGTGATGGGGCGCGCGGCATGAGCGGCTTCGAGGAATCCCTGCGGGATCTCGTCCGCAGCACCTGGCGCGACATGTGGTGCGGCGTGTTCACCGGCTTCGGCGCCGGCCTGATCGTCGGCTTCGTGGTCTGGGGGCTGGCATGAGCGCGCACACCCCCGGGCCGTGGCTCGTCGATGTGGAGCCTTGCATTGGTGGCCATCGCATTGTGCCCCGCCTCGGCGCGCGCGGTCTTGCCACGTCGATCCAGCGTGACCCCGAGCGGGCCGTGCCTGATTCGGGCATCGACGCTGAAACTTCGTTGGCGAACGCCCGCCTTATCGCTGCCGCGCCGGATCTGCTGGCTGTTGCCCTGCTCTCGGCCAAGGCGCTCAGGCTCTTTGGCTACCTCCCGGACATCGAAAGCGAAAACCCCGTGTGCTGGCTGCTCCACCAGACCGAGCACGCCATCGCGAAAGCCAGGGGTGAGTCATGAGCCGCCGCCACACCGACCACGGCTACCGCATCGGTTGCGGCTCTGCCCTGCTCTTCACATGTATCGGCGCCGTCGCAGGCGTCGCCTTCTGGAGCTTCATCCCATGACCCGAGTCGAAGTGGTCGCCACCGTCGTGGTCGGCCTGATGGCTGCCATCGGCATCCCGAACCGCGCCATCGAGATCTACCGCGACGGCCTCACCGGACAGAAGAAGGAGAAAGCCATGGCGCAGCAGCGCGAGCAGCAGAAAGACCGCGGCCTGGAGGTCACCGAGCACGTCGGCGAGGAGATCCAGAAGGGCAACGAGGACATCGCCTTCTCGATGCTCACGCCAGAGCAGATGGCCGAAGGCGACCAGACGGCCGAGCGCCGGTAACCACCCACCGCCGCGCTGCGGCACACAGAGAGGATCTCTCATGTCGTTCCAACTGCAGGACCACGAGGCATCGATCGCCAACCTCAATAGCCGCATCCAGCGTCATGGCGAAGATCGCCAGCTGGCTGCGGACATCAAGTTCCGCACCAGCGCCTCCAGCAGCGTGCTGGACGCCTTCGATTCGCACATGCGGGTCGACCTCTTCCGTTCGCCCGGCCAGGGCGAGCAGCAGGAGCTGCCGGGCACCGGGGGCAATGGCCTCACCGCGGTGAAGCACCCCGGCTGGGAGCCGGTGAAGCTGAGCCACGAGTTTGCGGGCTATGAGATGCAGATCGGCGGCCACCTGGAGGCGTCCGAGCCGATTGTGCTGGCCGACGTGAAGCTCAAGCGGTTCGTGGTCGAGCCCAAGGAAGGCGGCAGCGTGGACCTGACGTTCACCGCCTCTGCCGAGATCGAGCCCGACGACCTGGCCGAGCTGTCCGACGCCTTCATCCGCGAAGACGTGCTGCTGACGCTGATCCCGCCGAAGCGCAGCGCGCCGGCCGAGGACCTGACCGAGGACGGCGACACGCTGGACCAGCAGGAATCTGCAGATGGCGCGGCCGAAGCGAAGCGGCTTGCAGACCTCGCCAACGCTGCCTGATCCCCCGCTGGCGCTTCCCCCCTGTTGTGCCAGCACCTGCCGCGCCGCCCGGCATCCCCAAGGCGGCATCTCTACGGAGAGGAATGCGCAGGCTGATGCGCGAGTGCCTAGGTAACTGGAAGCGCCCAAAGCGGGACACCGCCCAAGGGAAAGAAGGTGCCGGCCTTCAATCAAAAACCGGAAAACAGGCAACCCCCTGGTGAACGACATGCGTACTCAACCTAGCCGGGCGCATGCAGGGAACGGAACCACAGCACGCGGTAGCAAGCCGGAGATCAGCACCGGCCCTCTCCACCCAACCCCGCCGCAGGGTGCGCAAGCGGCCCGTTGGCCCAGCCGGTAGCTGGGCTCGCCTGGAAGACCAGCAGCAAGACAGTTGGGCGCTAAAGCACAGGCTGGCATCGATACGGACGTGAGAATCGTCGCCGGAGACGTAACCGGCACCTATTTCCACGCCAGCCGGCGGCGCCTGTGCCGGCACTCATTCCACAAGGACAGCCCATGAACGCAGTCGCCACGATTCAACCGCAGCCGGGCACCCAGCTGGCCCAGCCGCGCCAGCAGTTCGACTTCAGCCCGCAGACCTTCGACCAGGCGCTGACCTTCTGCGACTACCTGGCCGAGAGCGACCTGGTGCCGAAGGACTTCAAGGGCAAGCCGGCCAATTGCCTCATCGCCATCCAGTGGGGCGCCGAGCTGGGCATGAAGCCGCTTCAGGCTGTGCAGAACATCGCGGTGATCAATGGCCGCGCTGGCCTCTGGGGTGACGCGGTGATCGCCCTGGTGCGCAGCTCTCCGCTGTGTGAGTTCATCACCGAGACCGACGATGGCAAGACGGCCACCTGCCGCGTGAAGCGCCGCGGCGAGGGCGAGGAGATCCGCACCTTCAGCATGGACGACGCGAAGACCGCAGGCCTGGCCGGAAAGCAGGGCCCGTGGACGCAGTATCCGAAGCGCATGCGCCAGATGCGCGCTCGCGCCTTCGCGCTGCGTGACGTGTTCCCGGACGTTCTCAAGGGCATGCCCATCGCCGAGGAGCTCATGGACATCCAGCCGGCCGGCGAGCAGCGCGCCACCGCCACGGTTGTTGAGGCCCCCGCCGAGCTGCCCGCCTATTCCGATGCCGACTTTGCCGAGAACCTGCCGAAGTGGTGGGACGTGATTGCCAGCGGCCGCAAGACCGCCGATGACCTGATAGCGATGCTGCAGACGAAGGCTCGATTCACCGCTGAGCAGTTGGACGAGATCCGCAACCCGCCGAACGACGAAGTTCAGGAGCAGAGCGACGTTGCAGCGGCTGCCGGCGGCATGACCCAAACCGCAGTGGAGCGTTGAGCATGAAGATCGTCAAGCTGATCCAGAGCACGCCCGAGTGGCACCAGCACCGCGCCCAACACCTCAACGCCAGCGACACCCCGGCCATGCTCGGCTGCAGCAGCTACAAGACGCGCGCCGAGCTGGTGCACGAGGTCGCCACGGGCCTGGTGCCCGAGGTGGACGCAGCCACGCAGAAGCGTTTCGACGATGGTCACCGCTACGAGGCGCTGGCCCGGCCGCTGGCAGAGAAGATCGTCGGCGACGAGCTGTACCCCTGCGTCGGCACCGAGGGCAAGTTCAGCGCCAGCTTCGACGGCATCACGCTGCTGGAGGAGACGATCTTTGAGCACAAGTCGCTCAACGACGCCCTGCGCGCCGTCATGCGCGATGGCTGCCGCGGGCAGGATCTGCCCCTGCAGTACCGCGCCCAGATGGAGCACCAGCTGATGGTCTCCGGCGCCGACCGTGCGCTGTTCATGGCCTCCAAGTGGGAGGGCAGCGAGCTGGTCGAGGAGCTGCACACCTGGTACATGCCCGACCCCGAGCTGCGCGCGCGGATCGTCGCCGGCTGGGAG